ACACCACCTTCATGGACGCCAAGCAGAAAAGCATGATGGTGTGCGTAAGCCACGACGCTGGCTCCGGTAAAACTTCCGGCAGCAAAGCATTCTACCAGCGCTACAAGAAGAAAAAGGTCTACTACATCCACTGTTGGCAATGGACCGAGAAGCAGTTCCTCATGGAGTTGTGCAAGAGCCTGGGTATTGACGCCAACAGCCGCGCCCAGACCACGCACGAACTGATGAGCACCATCATTCAGTTCTTCCTGATCCGCGCTACGGCTCGCCCGTTGCTCATTATCGACCAGGCCAACAGCTTGAAGGCGTCGGCCCTGCGTACTCTCATTGCGCTCTACAATGGCACCGAGGACCGCCTGGGCATTGTCATCCTGGGCACGGAGAACCTAGCCAAGGAGATCAAGAACGGCGTGCGCTACAACAAGAACGGCTACGACGAGATCGACAGCCGCCTGGGTCGCCAGTACATTCAGCTCTACGGAGCCACCAAGAAGGACGTCGGCAAGATATGCCGCGCCAACGGACTGGCGGACACCTCCATCATCAACAGCATCTTCTCCGAGTGTGAGCCGAAGGAGGTAGCAGTCGGTAACCAGTTCCCCAAGATGGTCACCGATATGCGTCGCCTCAAACGGGTGATCCAGGGTGAGTTGCTGAACCGAAGTGTGACTGTTTAACCATTCACTAAATACCATTTGAACTATGAGTGAAGTGATCGACATCACCGCCGAAGAGGCCCGCGTAGTGGCCGAGGATTATCGCCTAGCGAAGAATCAGCACAAGATAGTGACGGCACAAAGAGATGCCGCCGTAAGCACTGCGCAACGAGAGTACGTAGATGCACTAACTGAGCTGGAAAAGAAAATGGAGGAAGGCTTCCAAAAGCTGGAGGCTTACGCCAAGCAGAACAAATCAGAACTACTGGGCGATAAGCGCAGTACCGACTTCTTTGGTATCAAATTGGGCTTCCGCAAAGCTAAAGGAAAGCTGGTTACCAAAGGAAAGAACACCTGGGAGAAGGTACTCGAAAATCTCCAAGCGAACGTGGTGTACAAAACCTACATCAGCACGACCGTGAGCGTGGATAAGGATAAGTTGAAAAAAGCTGATCCAGACATCCTCAAGGACCTGGGAGTAACCATCGACCAGCCCGACAACTTCTACGTAGAAGTCTAAGCGCCACGCGCCGAGATGACTAAAGCGACCGACATGCAACAGCATTATCTTCTACAACTAACAACCCCTAAAAGTGGCATCATCGTGGTGCTGCTCACCTACTCCGAAGTGGGGGAACTGATAGGCGTAGAGCTGCGCGACTTCACGATGGAACTGAACGAACATCAGCGCGTCTGGCTGTGGACCTTCCTGCCCAAGTGCCTGGACGATCTGCCCGCCGTTGCCAACAGCAAGTACGCCAAAGTAACACCCGTAGAAAACGACCTCAGCTTTGCCGCTTGGTGGGAGTTCTACGGGCACAAAGTTGGCAACAAGAAAAGGGCACAAGCACACTGGGATAAATTGGACGATATGACCAAGGCATTGTGCTTTACTAAGACCCGCGAATACAAGTATTACAGCCAGATAAAAGGCTACGACATGGTCTATCCAGAACGCTTTTTAGGCCATTCTTACTACGAAAATGACTTTAAAAGTGCCCGCTAAGTGCACATTTCAGCACAATAAACTCACTTAAGATGCTCGATAAGGACCGTATAAAGCGACTTCACGCAGCCCTGGCGGGGGCAAAAATGATGCCTTACAAGGCTGATATGCTCGCCAGCTATGGCGTAGAAAGCTCTAAGAACCTGACAGTTACGCAGGCCGAAGAGCTTATCCAACGCCTCAACGACATGAAGCCACTCGACCGAACAGAGGCCCCCAAGCCGGTGCGCCGGTTGCGGAGTACGGTCCTTACGCTCATCAACAGCCTGGGCATTTACGCTACGAACAACGACTGGACGCGGGTCAATCAGTTCCTCCTTAACCCCCGGATAGCGGGTAAACTCCTCTACCAAATGAACGAGGAAGAACTGAAGGCCCTCGCCCGCAAGCTGCGGGGAATGATCCGCAAACGCAAAGAGAAAGTAGAACAAGAGGCGTTCCTCGCTACGAATAACTGATGCAGAGCAGGACCCTCAAGCTATCCGGCGACCAACTGCGTGCGCTCGATTACTGGCTGCGCTACGTCATCAGCAAGTGCGACCCGCACAATCTGTACGAACGCCTACACGCCATCTATCTGCGCGACATCATCGCTAAGAAGCTGGCCGCCAAGCTGGCCTTTGTGCAAGCCGAGACGAAACTGAAATTCGACGCTGGGCAAGCGCTGGCCCTCCAGATCAGCTTCCTGCGCTTCGACATCATGGACATGAACGACGACCGGGTGGAGGCTTACCTGAGCCGCATCCAACAACAGCTGCCCAACGTACCTATCCGACAATACAATAACCTCCTCGCCCCGGTACTCATCGACGAGTACTACGACGAGGAAGAATAGCAACAACCATGAGCACCGCAACTGCCAATGAGACGAAGACGATCCCCTGGGAAAGTACCCTCCGCCGCGCACTGGCGGTGCAGGAAATCTACTTACAGCACAAACATGAGGGTGTAATGAACACCTTTATCTATCGTCGCTTTGTCAAGCCACAAGTTCCGATTTCGGAACGCACATTTCAACGCTATTTGGAGATACCAGCTAAAAAGCTACTTCGCAAATACTACAATTATGAAGACTAATAACTACCTCATTCTGCTCCTGATCCTCACGCTTGCCAGTTGCGCCAGCCTAGAACAGCGTTGTCTCGAACGCTTCCCGACGACGACCACCGAAGTGGTACGTACCGAAACGCGCACCGACACCATCATCCTGCCCTGGCATACGGTAGAGTTCGTGGACACCACCATCTGCCCGCCCAGCCAGGATACGCTGGTGCTCATCCAGACCAAGACCAAGCAACTACCCCCGCGCATCATTACGCACGAGGTACAGTGCGTCGACACCGTACTGGTGCAACAGGACGCCGCCCGCGTGGCCTACCTGACCCAGCAACTTAATCAGCTTCTAACCCAAAAGACGGAGACGCAGCGCAAGCAGAGCCGAAATACCTGGCTCATCGTGGGCCTTGGTGCCTTTGTGCTTCTGCTCTTATTCCTGCTGATCCGTGGCTATCTACTTATCCGCAGAGGGTAGTTTTTTCATGCACTATTGCGTTTCAGCTCCCCGCCCGCGCTGGCGGGGAGCCTTCGCAAAACCAAAAGTGTAAATCCGCAAAACTAAAAAGACATGGGCAAGCTCATCAAGAGACCGACTATTGAAATGATCGCCATCACGGTGGCTTACTTACTCAATATCGACTTAGGCGATCTACGCTCGGAACGCCGCGAGAGTAAACTAACCGAAGCCCGCCACATGGTGATCGGCCTGGCCGACTACAATGGCCTGGAAGTCGATCTGGCCGCCAGCTACCTCAATCGCCACCGCACCACTTCCTACAATAGCCTTGAACGCTTCAACGCGCTGTACGAAACCGACCCGAACTATCAAGCGGCCACTATCAAGGCCCGCAACTTTATCATCTCTATTCTTAACGCAACTACTATCGACATGAAACGACCACTGTTTGCGCCCGAGCCAGACCTCTGGCCCGAAGGGCACACCGACCTCTTTACCCTCGACATCGGCAAGACCGAAGACGACCGCCGTATGGCCATCGAAGCCGCCGTGGCAACCTGCGGCGAACCGATCTACGACAACCTGAACCTCTTGCACATCGCCACCTCTGACCAGGTGTTGGTTGATGAACTGAAGGATCAGCTATACGGCTGCGAGATTGCTTACGTACATCGGCACATCCCGGAGCACTATGGGTAGAACGAAACGCGCCATCGGGGTAAAAGACTTGCTCACCAAGAACTTCGACCTGCTCGAATTTGAGGGTCAGTGGCTGGCCAGCTTCGGACGCCCCGAGAAGAATCTTAAGGTCATTGTCTTCGGGAACTCGGGCAACGGCAAAACTGACTTTGTGGTACAAATGGCCAAGTACCTCACCCGCTTCGGGAAAGTCTACTACAACTCTTTCGAGGAAGGGATGAGCGCCACCCTGCAGGAAGCTTTCGTGCGCCACAACATGATGGACGTACACGGCTCCCTGATTCTCGGAGATAAGGAATGCTACGACACCATGTTCCAGCGGATGGGCAAGCGCAACAGCCCCAAGTTCTGCATCGTCGATTCGCTCGACTACATGAACTTCACGGCCGAGCAGTACAAAGAGCTAGTGGCGGCTTACGGCCACAAGAGTTTCATCTTCATCAGCTGGAGTGCCGGACGGCATCCGAAGACCCAGGCCGCCAAGGACATCGAGTACATGGTGGACATCAAGATCAGGGTCAACGAATACAAAGCCTATCCGCGTAGCCGCTTCGGTGGTAATCAGCCTTTCGTGATCTGGCCCGAATACTGGGAGCGCAAACGCCAGGAGGCGGAACGCGCTGCCGAAGAGGCTGCTAATACCCAGGCCGCATGAGCAACTTACAGAACCTGTCATTCAGCTACAACTGGAACAACAAGCTCTACTGCAAGAGCTGGACCACGCTCAGGCTTTACAATTCAAAGAAGTACGCAGTCGGTGCCAACTTCGAGGTGTACTTCAAGCCGAAAGGCAAAGAGCGGCAGTACTTAGGCACCGCTGAGTTGGTCACCGTCCGTAAGACGCGGCTATCGAGCCTCAACGAATTTGTGGCCCGGCTGGATACGGGCTACAATCTGGAGAAGACGGTAGAGATATTCCGCCGAATGTATCCGAATCAGGAAGACCCCGAATTGAGCTTTTGTCTGTTTCGCTGGGTCCGCATCCAACCCGGTTGCCTGATTGATCTCAAAACCAAAAAAGCAAAGACATGAAGCAATTATTTAAGCGTTACGGCATCCTGCTAATCTGCCTCAGCCTCATCGGTGTAGCGGGCCTCCTGAACGGCACGATGGACACGCTCCAGTTCCACTACGGTAAGTCCATTTTTCCTAAGCAAGTCCACGAGCAGCTACTCGGGCAGCCGCGCCAGTTCTGGGACCCGACGATCAGCTGGAAGAACAAGTACAAGGACTGGCCCCACGATCCGCGTCCACGCTTTCCGGGAGCCACCACCTGGGCGGTGATGTTCACCGATGCCTGGCACCTGCTCAAAGCACTGATGCACGGCTGCTTCCATCTGGCTATCCTTATCCCGCTGGTGTATTACTACAAGTTTCCGCGCTGGATCATTCTGGCCGCCGTGGTGCCGCTTAATCTCTTTTTCGGAGCTGCCTTCACGCTCATGTACGGGCATATCCTATTAGATAAGGACATCCCCGCCGCCGAATAGCAACTTTATTATCTAACCTTTCAAAAGCAAGAACATGAAAGCTTATCTCATCATCATTGACGAACAAGAACTTGACCAAGTCATCCTAAATACGGTACACCTAAAGCCGTTGGACTCCGGCCGAATGGAAGGGGAAACGATTACTAGCGACCGCATGAGTTTTTACGACGCAACGGTCTGTGTGGTGAACGACATCGACCGTCACACCGATGGCCCTGAGTACGCTGGCGAGACCGCGCCTTTTGACTATAACCAGGATTTTGTTTTGGAGCCACAATTAGCAAAGAATTTAAGGACGTCAGGGATTGCAATGTCAAAGAAAACAGCTATGGCTGGACCTGTATTAATCCAGACCTCTACCTAAGAATGACGATTTGTTAAATAGGTGATTCCAGTGGCTCCGGCACGCACAAACGCCGGGGCCACCTTTCACCACCAACGCCCAGCTCGTGAAGTACAAAGGATACCACATCGAGCGTCGAGACCCGGTCGAAAAAGGACCAAAAAACAAACGCCGTCGCGGCATCCTGGCCATTCGCAAAGTCGGGAATAGTGACGACGACAATTACGTAACCTATACCGTCGGTAACACCCTCAGCCGCACCAGTGCCTACTGGACCGCGAAACGGTGGATCGACCAACAAGTGCAAGACGATGAAGTTTAGAATCCAAACGACAGACGGCACCGATACCTGGTGGGAATACTACACCAAAGACATTGCTGACCCTGACCAGTGGGGCCGTGAGACAGTTGAGTCATTCAACAATACACTACACCCAGGTGAAAAGCCGCGCACCTTCATTCAATCCGAGATACTGGATGCTGATGCGATGCCCTACGTGCCTCCTGCTAGAGATCATATGTGTGGTGAATGTGAGTGTATGATTACGGAGGACGAGTTTGATATGTTCGACGGCTTGTGTGAGCATTGTAAAGAAGAACAATATCTGTGATGAGCTACCGCTATTGGACCACTGAGGAGGAAGCATACCTGCGCCAGCACTACGGCGTGAAGCGCGTGGCGGAGATCATGCTGGTACTAAACCGCAGCCAGCGATCAGTGGAAAAGAAAGCCGATAAACTTGGCCTACGCTCCAAGTACCCAGGCAGTCCGCTCTACGCTAACGGCGGAGAACACGCTCCGAGATACTATGGAGAAGATCATCCGCTCTGGCGGGAGCCGGGCAAGCCCTGGGAGTCTGCGGGCAGGGTCTACTACCGCCGCGACGCCGACAGTAAGCCGGAGCTATACGCCCGCTACCTGATGGAGCAAGCTGGCCACGACTTGACGAACAAAGTAGTACGCTACCGCGATGGCAACCCACTCAACTGTGAGCCTGATAACTTGATGGTGGTGACGCGAGCCGAACACGCCCGTATGAACTACCGATCCTGCAAAGATATACCGCTTCGCCGCGCTCGCTCCCGGATGGCGCAAACGGGCGAAAGCTTAGTAGACCTGATTCTCAAAGGAGAATTTGTCTGAAGACATACCATGCAATTCAAAGGAAGGGGGTCACGCTAGTAGCATGAGGTGTTTCGCGGTCTACAGTCTGGATAAGCCGCCTCGTACGAAGTAGCCAGACCTTGCGAAGTGATCCCCAGTGCAAACCGGGCGGGCAAACGGTGAGTAGTTTGCCCGCCTTCATCAAAAAGCATAATAATGTACGCTATCTTAAAACCCCTCTCCCTCGAAGACCTTGCGGACCTGCAGTACAGCTTCGACCTCTTTCACTGCGGTGAGGCCACGGGCAATCCGCACATCTTCGATACCCAAGAAGATGCCGACGAATACCGCGAAGCCCACGGCCTGGACGGTAAGATTATCGAACTATTTATCACCGATTAAACATTGCTAAATTATGATTATAGAAACAGAAGTAACACGAATTGACTCCTTTAGAATCGAAGTAGAAGAAGACAATGCTGAATTGCTCGAAATACTCGAAAACTACAAGGAGTATATCACGGAAGTCGATGACCTGAAGGAGTTCATTGAGCACCTGTCGATACAGATTGCCTTTCACGGCTTGGGTCGGTTTTACGAGGGATTTGGGCACGTCAAGACGTTCCGTGGCGACTACGAGCACTATCAGCCATTAGAAGCTGAGATGCTACCAGGCGTGGTCGTCTATCTGCAAATGGAGGAAGAGTTTGAGGTTGAGTCGAATATCATCGCAGAACAAGAACTAGATGAGGCTGAGGAACCCTAAAAAACACAGTAACTCATGTTTATTGAATTACACCATGATGGACAAAGGCAGCTTGTCAATTTTGATACAGTCTCCCAGGTGGAAGACATAGGTCACAAAACAAAGCTCGTCTTTAATCAAGCTCAACCCGGACGCAGCGGGTACGCAGCTTCAATTGTTGAACCCTGCTAAAACCGAGGATCATGCTTAGGTCGACGCCCACGGGCAAGTACCGCATCGAACAGGAGCTTAGTGCCGAAGAACTTGCCCAACTTCGCCTGGCTCTGCTAGACATCACGATGGAGCTGCTCCGCGCTCCACTGCCCAGCGACGAAGGGAGTAGCGGACTCCATTACCTGCTGCTCTTCTTTCGGCCCTGCCTCGAAGATGAGGTAGCCCAGAACGTGGGCAAGTAGACGGTGGCCCGCCTGACTTCGGTTAGGCGGGCCTTCCTTGTTTAAAGAAGACGATCATCCCCGCACGGACCCGTGCCAGTAGATGGTGCAGTTCTTCCGGTGCGAACAGGAACTGGCCCGGAGCCGTCAGTAGTTGGTCGTTGACGTAGACCTCCCCAAAGACCACGTGCCCCGACTCGAAGCAGTCGTGGCCGTGGATGCCGATCACCGAGTCCGGCTGCATCTCTACGTAGAGCGCAATCAGCTCTTCGTGCAGGGCTATGCGGTAGCTGATGACGCCCTTTAGCTCCGTGAAGGGTACACCCGGCACCAGCTTGCTCATCTGTTCGTAGGTGATGAATCCGCCGTGCTTCAATTGCTCCCCAATTTGCCACATTCGCCGCTTCAATTTCTGGACCTCACTCATCGTCAGGTCTAGCTCTTCGTTTAGTGCTCTCAAATGCTTATTCATGGCTATCGTTTTCTGCGATAAATTGCTCCAGTTGTTGGCGCAGGCGTTCGTTTTCGGCCTCCAGGCTGAGCTTTTCGAGCATCATCTGGTGCAGTTCCGTTTCGAGCACCCGGATGCGTTGGCTGTGGCTGTCGATCTCCTTGCTCAGTTTCGCGATCTCCTCCCGGATCACGCGATTCTTTTTCACGAAGGTTTGTATTTCGGTCAGCTCGTTGCGCGTACGCAGGTAGCGCAGCAGCACGATGGGGCTGACGATAAGCGAAGCCAGCGCGATGAGTAGCCCCATGATCTTGGGGGCATTGTCTAGTAAAAATGAGATGGTCGTCATGTGAGATAGTTACTGCGTAAGCGAATTGCCGTCGTCGTCCTCGACGCAAGCTTCGGGGCCAGTTCCGGCACCACCCGCCGTGGTCCAGTCCACGTAGGTCGGGCTGGGCGGATTGACGGTTAGCTGAGTCGTGAAGGTGAGGGCATAGATACGTAAGTCGGCGCGTGGCTCGGTGCTAAAGCTCCGGTGGCTGATGCCCGTAAAGTCTGACCCGGTGTAGCCGTGGAGTGCCCACTTCACGGCCTCGATGAGGTCCAGGTGCGTCAGGCCCACGGCGCGAAACTGATCCTGAGCGATGGAGTGCGTACGCTCGAATACCCGAAACACCAGGCGTATCTGAAAGGTGATGTTCGCCTCCTGCGCCAGTTGGCCCAACTCCTCGAAGGGCGACTCCAGGAAAGAGATCAGGGCAGCGGGATAGTCCAAGCTGGGGAGTGGTTCCTGTTCGGTCTGTCCGAGATCGAAGTCGATCAGCTTCAATTCGGTTACTTCCTGGATCAGGCGGTTCTGTACGGCTTCAAATAGTACGCGCATTTTAGCAGTGTTTAGAGGCGATTCATACGCCGATTAATCAATTCGGTGGCTTTGGTGTAGAACTGGCGTTTCAGCTTGGTGCTCTGGCCCGCAAACTGGCGGCGGGGCATCTTAAAGCCACTGCCCCGTCCGGCGCGTTCGCCGTAGTTGTGGACTTTGCCGTAGATCGGCAGCACGAAGTCGACCACATTGCCACGGGTACGTCCGGCCGTCGCACTGCGGCGCAGGCGGCCCGTCTTCACCAGTAGGCTACGGGTGCTGTCCTTGTCCTTGCGGGCCTGCCATTGCTGCCCCGTCTCGGTCCACGCCTGGGCACGGAAGTTCTCGTTATGGAACTTGGCGGCCTCCACGGCGATCACCTTATTGGCGATCTCGCGTTGCAGCGCAGGCACGGCGCGGCGCAAGGCCCGCAGGTGGTTGCTCAGTCGTCGGCTCATAAGGCAGTGAGTTCGGTGAGGGTGCCATCGCGTGCGCCAAACTGGAAGACGGTGCCCAGTACTTCGATCTCGAAGAATTCCGTGGCACCACTGGCACCCGTGGCGCGTAGCTCGGCCAGCAGTAGCGGTAGGTTGGCCAGCAGGCTGTTACGCACGGCGCGTTGGAGGCTATCGGTTTCGACGATGCGGCGCAGGTCGGCTTCGCGCAGAATCAGTCCCTGCTCACCCAGCTCCTGGCCGACGTGTTGGCGGGCTTGCTTCAATACGCCGGGCAGCTCGATGTTGGCCCGCAGCAGTTCGGACAGCTCCAGTAGGCGACCTAACTCTAGTCCGCTACTTTGGTAGTAGGG